ATATCGTCCAGTCCGCTGTCTTTTACCCGTATTTCAGGATCAAGAAGGAATTCATACCGAACCCCTCCTCTCCAGGAGGGACGGTGATCGAAAACCAACCTGTCAACTGGAACAACGGGTTGTTCAGCTTCGATGTTGAGCAGTACTACAGCCCCGCCTACCGACCTTTGTCGGAATGTCTAAGCTCTTTACTTGAAAAGGTAAAGGGCCACGACTTTAATCTAGGTGTGGAACTGGGTCAAGCTCGGCAAACAGTTGGACTACTGACAGAAACACTCCGCAAGCTAGGACGTGCCGCTCTTGCCTTAAGGCGGGGCGATTTCGCCACCGCCGCAAGGTGTCTCGGTGCGTCCCCGAAAACGTCTAGGTTAAAACCCTCTGACGTCTCCGGGCGTTGGTTAGAGCTTCAATACGGCTGGATACCCCTCATCACGTCGTGCTTCGAGGCCGCTCAGGCCTTTGGCGCGATCAGTGAGGGTCCCAGAACCGCGAGGTTCCGGGCATCCAAACGTAGAGAAACTGTTTTCAACCTGTCGACCGCCCCCTCGCTCTATTCCCTCAAGTTTGAGGGCGTAGTAAAGACGTCTGTCCTGTATGAACTACAGGAAGAGATGTCCTTCGAGAGGCAACTGGGTCTTCAAGACCCAGCGTCGATTGCTTGGGAACTTACTCCGTGGAGCTTCGTCGTGGACTGGTTTGTGCCATTCGGCACGTACCTGGACCTTTTGAACCAGATACCGAAACTAAAAGGTCGGTTCCTGGTGACGAGCACACTCAAGTGCAATGAGAGTGAGGTGGCAGCTAAGTATCTGAACACCAACTTCGGGGGGCCACTCTGGCGGGGTACGGTCTTGCAATCACCCAGTTTTACCTGGGGAATGTGCAAGGTTCAACGTACTTACCAGATTAACCCACCGCAAGTTCCGCTCCCAAGGTTTAAGCAAGGGCTCAATAGCTCTCGCCGATTTTGGAACGCGGTCGCTCTTGCACACCAACGATTCAAATAACTCCCTCCGGAATTTCCCGGTGTGGAAAACATTACAGTAGGAAAAGCCCATGGCTGCAATGACCAACCTGCTGGTGAAGGATGACACGACGACCACGAGAGTGGAAATCACGTTCTACCCTGTCACCGATACTCCCAAGCCCCTCTGGCGAGCCCAGATTGCCGGTGTGCCCTTCGAGGGCCAGCCGACGATTGAGCTCGAACAGTCAGTGCTCAAGAGCGGCGACCGCAGGTTCGCAATGAAACTCGACGTCCCCGTAATGGAGACTTTGGGCGCTTCAGGAACCAGCGCTGGCTACGTGGCGCCGCCGGCGGTTGCGTACCATAACACAAGCTATTACAGCTCTGTTGTGAGTTCGCGATCGACGACGGCTGATCGAGCCAATCTGCTGAGTCTGACGGTCGGTGTGCTTCAGGGTGCTTCAAGCACCACAGCCACCGGCACGTTGGACCAGGCTTCCGCTGCCGATGCCTTCAAGGCTTCGACCGCACCGGGACCTGTGTTCTTCATCCAGGGATCGATGCCCTTTTAGGATCGATTTTGGCGATGAGCCAATGGATGAGACGATCAATTAGCTAATCAACTAATGGAGGTTATTCTAATGAGTAACTGGATCGATGAGTGGAGCGTGGAGGAATCTAAACAGTTTCTCCTCGAAGTCTCCCAGTTCCTCTCGAAGCTTGGCGGTCCCCTAACTAGGGAACTAACCGCACTTGTCGAGGTGGACGACTATGTCGGACTGGCTAACTACCGGTTCGATTACAACCGTCCCCATCTTGATTCCAGGGATTTATTCCTGGCAAGACAGGTCCACGCCCTGTTTCAAAAACAGGAGTGGCGCGATATTGGCCTCAACCCTCGTAAGAAGGCTGAGGACAAGTTTTGGGAGATGGAGAAACGCTGCAAAGATACGAACGACCGAATTGATAATGGCCAGATTTCCTCTGGTGCCTGGGCCGTGATAACACGGGCCAGGCAGAAAATCCATTACATCCTCGGCGACGTTCCGACTCTGGACCAGTTAAAGCTCTCCTTCGGGCCGGGGGCCACGACAAACGTTAAGGGCAGAGAAGCCTCGCCTCGTGCGAAGCTGAATGCCAGACTTGCGTGTAGTAAAGACATGCTTCCGGTGGTAGGAGACCTCTTAGCAGAGGCTCCGATGTGGACCTGGCACCATTCAGGCTTGTCGATGACAAGCTGGGGGAAACAAGAACGGTCTGATAAAGACCTACTTATGTACCCTAGTGTTGAGATCCACCCTGGGAAATTGTCCTTCGTCAATAAAGACGCGCGTTCCATGCGACCGATTGTGGTGGAACCGTTGCTCAATGGATTCGTCCAGCGAGCGATTGGTTCCTTCATGAAGAAGCGTATGCAACTCTACGCGTCCCTGGACCTCACGGACCAAACTCGCAACCAGGATCTCGCGCGGAAGGGAAGCGTCGATGGTAGCTTCGCTACTATCGATCTCTCTTCTGCGTCTGACACCGTTGCGTGGTCCGTGGTTCGCCTCCTCCTACCGGAAAGCTGGCTGGATTTTCTAGCCAGTTACCGGACCGGGGACATCGCCATTCCTGGCGACAAGGCGAAGGGAACTGTTGAGTTAGAGAAGTTCTCGAGTATGGGAAACGGATACACTTTCGAACTGGAGAGTTTAATATTCTTCAGTCTGGCGGTGGCCGTCACTGAGCTCGAGACTAATCACCCTAATCGGCACCCGCGGTATGCGGGCGAGGGTGACTCTTTTCAGCAGGTCAGCGTCTTCGGTGATGACATCCTATGTCGGACCGAAGTTTACCCGCGACTTACAGCGGTCCTTAATGAGCTGGGCTTCATCGTCAATGACGAGAAGAGCTTCGCTTCGGGACCATTCCGAGAGTCGTGTGGGGCTGATTGGTACAAAGGCGAGTGTATACGCCCCTTCTACGGTAAGAAACCGTGGTCGGAGCGAATCCTGTATACCTTCCACAACTTCGCTGTGAGGAACTGCGAGCCTGAATTGGCCGCCTTTCTCTTGGCGAAGACAATCCCACACTTACGCCTATTCGGCCCTGACGGGTACGGGGACGGCCATTTAGTTGGCAGCCACGAACTTCGAAAGAACCGGAAACTGCGTAGGGATGGGTGGGGAGGTGGATTCTTCGACACCTATGCCTTAAGGGCTAGACGCCTCAAGAAGCGTTATCCCTCGGACTGGGTGCATCCGTGCTATAGCGTATACACGCGAGCATCGGAACGTGACTACCTGGACCCTGACATTGTCAGGGGTTCAAGTGGTTACGCGAAAGTATCACTCTACACGTTAGC